AAACTTACTACCTGATCCAGGTGTACGTGGAGGTGGATAAAAGACTAGAGTCTGAGTACGAGGGTCAAACGTAAACGAACGTCTAATGGCGAGTAATTTTTCTCTTACTTCAAGCCAGTTTTTTAATGTATACCAGCTAATAAGATCGAATCCGTAGTTACCCATTGCGTAGCTAAAATAGGTTTGCTGTGCAAGCGTTTGCTCAATAGTGAAGAGTGTATTGATACCATCGGATGAACCTTCTTCAAAATTAAAGATGTCGACGACTTTTCTATAATCCATGATATCATAGTCAAAACTATTAACGATTTGTTGCTGACTATTACTTGATGGCGTGAAAATACTAGCTACTGAACTATTATAGTTTATAACACTAAGGTAAGCAGTTGTCGTGAGGATTTGATTTTGAAAAATACCCGTAGCATATGTACTCGAAAGAGTTGGTGATGCACTAAAAAAACTTCCAGGAATTGTTGAAGTAGCGGCGTATACTGTAGAACTTGGCACGTTAATGCGGTTGAAATAAGGTGTTATACTAAACAAATCGTCGAGCTTTATACCAACACCGTCTTTATAGAGGTCAGAATTAAAAACAAGATATTCCTCTGTATAACCTGCGTATTTGGTAAACATTTCACAGGCCTGTGAGATAAACTCAAATAGCTGATCTTGGTGAATTTCGATATTAATCATCGGCGCACCGAGCGACCGAGTAATTCGATCGCCAAGCCGACTAAAAGAATTTATTTTACTAGATAAATTCGAGCTTTGAAAAGCTGAAATTGGTGTTACGGCTGAGCAATCCATAACAGTATTTATTAAGCAGGAGGCGCCTCACCGGCTGGTGCCGGTGTAGCTGCACCTGCAACTTCAGGTGCCCCGGCCTCTGGAGGCGCTTCTTCACCGCCTGTTGGAGCTGGTCCAAATGCCGGAGGTGCTCCACCACTGGCGGGAGCTCCACCACCACCACCTGCGCCTTCGGCCCCAGGTACAAGTGATCCAGCCTCCCGCCAGTCAGGACCTGTATTTTCAATTTGCGATAGCTCCCACATAAGTTCTTTATCCTTACGTAAGAATTCTCTATTTGCCATAACCTCAGAATCGTTCCATCCAAGATATTTTTTCTGAGCGTAGGTCTTAGAGATGAAGTCGCTTGTAGTAATAGTATTAAAGTTCTCGGCTCTAAGCTGAAACTTTTGTTGTTCGCGTAATTCGTAGAAATTTGTAGGTACGTTAAAGGTGAGGTCAAGATGGGTTTCTCTTAGACGCATCTCTTCGTAAATACCCTTTAGCTTGAGATGGGTTATAAAACCATTCTTAAGACCGGAAGCAAAACGCTGTTGCTGACGAATAACGAACCGTGCAAACTTAAGCTCTTCTCGTAAAATATCAGCACCATCCTTATATGGATCGTCCGGATTAAGACGTGTAGATGGTACCTTAAGTGACTTATATAATTTCTTAACGAAGTACATCAGGTCGGTTAACTCACCGAGATTAGCTCCACCAGCTAATTGTGTAACAGATGTACCTTCCGAGCCTGCTCTTTTTGCAAACCAGAAGCTGTCGAGCATAGACTGAGGATTAAATTTCTGTACTGTTGCCCCTTGATTTGAATCATATGTTCGCTTTGACCAGTAATTGGTCATAAGCTTACGAAGGTAGGCCTCTGCCTTCGGTGGGGGCATATTACCAACATCGACATTGAATACGAGTCGCTCAGGTGCTCTTACAAGGCGATAGATAACAATTGAATCCTCAATAAGACTTAACTGCCTATAGGCACGACGTGCATTTTCAATAAAAGGTAATCTTAAGTTCTTACTTTCATTCCAGATACCAGAATTAATATACGTTACCTGATTTATATCCATCGGAATAAGCTCAGTTCTCGCTACCTTACCGGGATTCTTCGCATCATAAATAGGCTTACGTAAGAGAAAACCCTTTACGATCATATTCTGAACATTCTCGAAAACTGGGTCAATTACATCAGCTGGAATTGCTATAACTCCTAAAATACCCTCTTTGGGGTATTTCTTATGAATAATATGTTCCCAATATATTTCGGCATCAACGAGCATTTGCCGAACGTGCTCCCATCCCTTGTGTTCGAGATCAAAATATCCAATATACTTTTGAAATTCTTTTTTAACTTTTGATTTTTGTGTTTCCGATAAATCTGAATCAATAAAGCTAAGCTTAACAATTTCACCCTGTTCATCCTTATTGATAAACTCATCACATATTTCATCTAGTGCATCAGCAACTTCAGAATATGCCGCCATGACGCGATAATCCATGAGTCGACGACCCTTATCCGGTTGGATATTGGCGTACATGAAGTCGTGATAATCCTTATTCTGAAGGATGCTTGCGTACTGATCATCAGTCATCGAGATTGATGAAGATACTGATTGACGTGTTAAAGCTCCGATTCTATCTGTACCTTTTCCGTAGAACTCTTCATACTTTGGATTTAGAGTCTTAATCTTATCGTTTATATCATAAGACTGGTAGGGAAGCTTGGATGAAACAAACTTCATTAATTCCCTACCGAATGTACTTTCTCTATTAGAATCGACCATAATTCAACACAATTACTTAATGAGTATTTAGTGGAATATCAATTATAAATACAGATTTGGTGCTTCAGATTTAGATGTTGTATATGTAATGTTATTTGTAATTTGCGGATATCCGTAAGTTGACAGTCTTTCGACCTCCGTGACGAGATTTGTACTAACAGGGTAAGTATAGGTATTAGCGGTAAGTTCTGCGACAGATGTAAGAAGACTAGTAGCATAGAAGTTACTATCAATGTAAAAGATATTACCGACAGGGTCTTGAGCTGCCGGGAATAACCAACCCTTAATAGTAAACGATGTATCACCTACAATTTTATACTTTTCATTTGCTGATATATCTGTAGGATAATTTAAATTTACCGATCCACTCCATAGAACTTCACTTCGGATTTCTTGCGGAATAGCGAATCCGCCTGTAGCTAAATCGGTCGGAACTTTCCAGGAGAGAATAATATAAGGGTTATTATAAGGAATAAAGTTAGATAAAATTTGATCCATATCAGTTTGAAACTTTGTCATAATTGACATGTTGACTGTAATATTAACAGGGACCGGGCTGTTATAGTGTACTGACGTCGATCCTGTAGTTATATCACTAGTTCCGCTTGGAAAATAGTATCCGTTTATTTTATTGAATACACGTGCTTCGTCTCTCGATACACTACCTATACTAACGGAGACAACAGGAACAGTTATATTTTGCGCTAAATTGACAAGATCGTAAAGAACCCGCTGCTTCGGTGCGTAAACATATCTTACTTGAACCTTATTTTTAGGTACTCGGTTCTTGTCGTATCTATTAATAATGATATCATCAAACGCAGTTACGAACTGAGTTAATAGATCACGAATTTCAAAATGAAAGGTCTGCAGCTTCACTTAAAGTATTTATCAATGAATACGATCGATAAAATACTTTGGTAACTTACCTTTTGCTCTTTTTACGACATTTATAAAGTTTCCATCTAAAATATATGTACTCGAGTAGTCGTCTTTGTTACGCGTAGCGCGACCTGCAGCTTGAACGATGGCGTTAAGCATTTTATTCTCATACCAATTACCATCTAATTCGAATAATTTCTTGATTCGCTTAGACGATAGTGGTAAGAATGGTAACTTCACAATAATTTGGAATCTAGCTAAATCATCTTTAAGATCAATACCATAGACAAGCGACGGTGATACGAGAATGGTAGGATCGTTACCCTCACTATGTATTTTTAAGATTTCCTCGTTTGTATTATTTGTATCTCTACAAAGAAGTCTGTTATTACCCTTTAGTCTTTCCTTAATAAAAGACGTAATATCATTAGAGTGTGTATGAATGATTCCCTTATCGTTTTTATGGTGATCTATAATCAGTTTAATCTGATCACAAATTCCCGGGAGAGCATTGTTTAGATTTTTATAGTTAAGTTTATATTTGGAGGATGTATAAATTGGCGACTTCGCAGGATCAAATGTACTATCAACCTCAATATATTCATAATCTGTAATACCTA